TCAGTTCAGAGGGCTTTGGAACCCCTATTTTGGACCGATAAGTGCTACCGAGAGCGTATTCTGGTTTGGCTGTGGATTTCATTCCCATTCGCACTGCCTTTCGGCGTCCATCTTTCTTGGGCCGATGCATTTTACCCTTGGAGGCTTTAGTGGTTGAGACCAATCTTCCTGCTTCATCGTGAGTGATAAAAGGTTTTTCTTTATCATCGCGCTTTCCTGGAGCTACTTTGAGAATGTCTTCTTCGGGCTCAACTTCCGTTTCTGCGGGTGCTTCCAAAGCGGGAAGTTCTTCACCACCGAGTTCATCTGTCGCTGGGAGTTCTTCAGTGCCGAAACCACCTAGATCACCACCAGTAGCGGTCATTTCAGTAGTGGCATCTGCGGTGGCGGCCGCGGCATCGAGAAGACTAGCAAACTTCCGATCAAAGAACGTTTCTCGCTGATTGCGAAGGAACTCTTCGGAGGAAATGTTGAAAATGTTCTCTGCGATGTAACGTTTGGAGAAATAACCTTCGGTAGCAGCAGAGGCAACCTCAAACTGGGTTTTCATCATTTCGAGATCTTGTAGTTCCGCAATACGAGAAGGGTTATTCAGTTTCAGGCTGAATGAAGTCAGATCAGCCTTTCTGAAACCTAATGTATAAAGGTGAACAATGCCGATCTTTGTAAGTTCCGATACGGCTGCTTTTTGTAGTCTTTGGATAGTTCTCGCAAAACGAATGTCCTTTTGAGACAATGAAGTGCGATCTTCTACGGTATCACCAGAAGTCAAATAGGCTTGCGGAATCTTGATCGCAGTAAACATTTTATCACGAAGATATTTTACGTCTTCGATCTGCGAGGTAAACTGGCCGCCGGCGAGCGTGTCGATCTTGGTGCCCTGGGCGCCCCCTCTAACGGGAATATAATAGTCTTCCTCAACAGACATCGGGTTATAACGCAAATCGACCCGGCCGGTATCGGCATCTACTAATTGATTTTTCTTCAGAGTAGTCATGACTTGCTGCATGTATGTCTCAACGTCCTGTGGGGCAACGGCTCCGACATCAACATAAAATACCCTTCTTTCTGGAGTTCGAACAATACGATAAGACATCATCGCGTCTTCTACTAATGTTAGTTGCCTCCAAATACGACGGGCTCCGTCCAGAACCGAAGTTCCGTAGGGGGCAAATTTATCATTACCCAGTACTCTAAAGTGTCCTATCTGCCAGTCCTCGAAAGTCAACCCAGCACTGTTCCACTGGTATTGAATATAGTTGGGGTTGTTTTCGTCTTGACCTTCGAGCCTTTCTATCTCGTTTATCGGGATAGCAACAACATTTTGAATGCCAATCGCTTCGTCAATGTCTAGATATAGGAAAAAGTCTCCGTATTTACACATTGTGCGGCACCAACCGTAAAGATTCAGCTGGACATTAAGAATATCATAGAAAAGTATCTCTAATGCGGTCTTTATTTCTTGATTTGTACAATCTACGGTAAGAATACGACGCACATCGGTGCTCGTTGTCATCTCATCAGCATATATATCCAACGCAGAGTTTAGTTCTGGTGTGTATTCCATCTGATCGAAGTCCAAATACCGCTCATTGCGGTTTTGGTTGAGCATAAAGTCGCCATAAAACGAATAATTCTTTTCGTATTCTGACTTCTTGAACTCTTTGCCCGTTGCAGACGTCCAGTTGAACTTATCTAACGCCTTTCTCCGGTATCTACGGACTTGCTGATGTCTATAATCAACTATAGGACCGGAAAATAGTTTTGTTAACGCTTTATAAAGCGGGTTTTCGGCGTTTCTTGGGTTCTCGCCAGTCTTTTTTGGAATTATTGTCTTCTTATAAGCCATTTATTAGCCTCTGTATAACCACATATACTCTTGTTGTATTTTTTGTGCTTCTCTTGCTTGATTGTCTTTTCTAACTTGTCTGTAACCAACCATTCCTGGTATTGCCGAGTTGAATGTCTTGTTGCTTGTTTTGATCGCGCTCAACATACTTTCTGATTTCTCGCGGTTGTAGGCACTCTCCTCAAAGACTGTATCCCTAATCCAGCAGGCAATTGCGAAGGACATAACAAGGTCATCGTGCTTCGATCGCATCGCTTGGGGGCGACCATTTTTCCAGATAAATGTTTTGAACTCATTAAATAGTCTTTTAGACTTAATAGTAACTAGTTTGTTTCTTATCATTTCCTCCATCTTAGTTATGATAAGAGGGCGTGACTTTTGTGAAGTAGCGAAACCAGCAGTTGATCCTGCTATACTTTCTGCTAGAACTGCTTGTATGTATTGATCATTTTTAGAATAATAGAGATTATTATACTGGAGTTCTTTCAACTTGTCAAGCGCCATAAAGCCAATATTGTTATTTTCTACAACAACCAAACAACTACCGTAGCGATTTCCTGTTTGATGAACAAGATTGGCATACATATCTATTGTTAATTTTCCTTGATATTCTGCTGCTATTTCATTTGTAGTAATGTTCCAAACGTGAAATGCGGAATGGTCCTCGCCGTCGCCTCTCGCAACGTCAACACTCATAAAATATTTGCTAGTGGGATCATATTCTTCCCAGATCCAAAGATTTCTATCAAAAGCGTCGCGATAAAGTGGCTCCTCCATGGTGGAATGAACCCATTCTAAATCTTGTGGATCAATAACAGTTTCACCAGAAGCCAAGAACGAACATCCCAACTCTTGTGCGATCTCTTTTGGAGACATGTTTCTTGTCTCTTTTTCAAACCACTCTTCATCACGGTCTGGATGTTCATCCCAAATTAGTTTTGTGGGATGGAAATCGTTTTTATCGTCGTCGGCATCAACATACATACGATAAAACCAGTTACCGACCCCATTTGGCGTTGATAAAGCAATACAGCGGCCGCCTGTGGAGAGTGTGGGGTAAAGACCTTTCCACAATTCGTCCAAACCTTCAACGTGGGCGGCCTCATCAACCACTAGAAGGGACAAGGCTTCCGATCGGCCGGCATCGCCCGACTTTGAAGATGCTTTTATTTGTGAGCCGTTTGATAACTCAAACGAGTTCCTGTTATCTATTGATATATCTGCTATTTGTAACCAAGAAGGCAAGTTCTTGATCATAAACTTAACTTTCTTTACCAAGTTACCAGCAGTAGATAGTTTTGTGGCGATAACGAGAATGTTTTTTTCTCGATGAAACAAAATAAGCCACGCGGCGTATGCTCCGGTGACTGTTGAGATTCCTAACTGACGAGCTTTTAGGATTATGTTGAAGCGATAGTCAACAAAGTCTCTTAAAAGTTCTTTTTGGAAAGGATATGTATGAAACGGAATAGGACCCTGTTCAGGGTGAGAGATACGGACATAGTTCTCGATAAAGTAATTCGGGTCTTTACCGCACTTGATAATCTCTTTTACAGTTTGCTCTCTGCTAAGCACACCTCTTATCGCTCCGTACGGGCTTTCGCGAAGCTGCGATAGGTCTCCATTAGGCGATCTTGAGCGGGTATCGGCGGATCTTCATCAACACCCTTCATACCGCTTATCTTGTACTTTTTGAGAGCAGTTGCCCAAACGCGTACATTGGAAGTTGACTGAACAAGAACGTCTATCTCGCCTTCTTCTTTTAGTGAAACACGCTTACCGAGTATATTAGAGGCAGACTTTGAAAGGTATTTAGCAATGTCAGCCATAACTCTTTCCATTTCTTCCTCAAAATCACCAGCATACACTTCACGAAGCTTGATATCAGTTTGATAAGTAATAGTCATTATAGGTCCCGCAAAACGAACCTTGAACCCATCAATCTGTCGGCTGTCGTATACAGGATGCCCTTCTTCTCGGCGCAAACCGATCTTGTGTGCTTCTCCATTCGCATCGACGGCGCCATCGTAACAATGTGCGGATGCTTGTGCTAGTGCTTGAACTGGTGTCATTGTAGTTCCTCTTTTAATACTTCTTTTATAGTTCTAATTATCTCTTCACTTACGGCAGTGGCCGCGGCAGTTGGCAGCGGGACAACATTAGAAGCCGGCGAAGCTGGAGATTTAGTTGCGCCTGCGGCCGCCATTTTTTCGGCGGCCTTTGCCGTTACGAAATCTATAAATTTCTTATTAGCCTTTAGTTTATTCAGAACTCTAGGGAAAATAGTTGTATTGAACAAAGCACCCGAAGATAACTGAGCGCGGAGATGATTCAGAAATTCTTTATCGTCTAAGATGCGATCGGGAATAATTTCTAAGGCGTTATTTAGCGCATCCGTAGTTGCCTTCTCCACTTCTCTAGCTGAAGCCAAGTCGGCCTTGGCTACAAAATCCATTACCCGACGATAATCTTTTTCACTAGCCTCTTTATCCATTAGCGCAGCGGAGGCCATGGCTTGGTCGTATGCTTTTGCACCTTGACCACGAAGACCTACTTCTTTTCCGGCCTTTTCTAGTTCGTCGGCTGCTCTTTCCGCAGTATCGTCTGCAGTTGGGGTTGCGCCCCCGGTGCGCCGGGAGGACTGGGCCCGGCGGCCAAATGCGCCTCTTCCTATATTTCCAAAAAGGCCCTCGTCTACCTTCTCCTCTTCCGAGAGAGTATCAAATCTTGCGATTTCTTCGGCTATGATCTGCTTAAGTCGTGTTTTCTTTATCTGCATTTGGTCTCCATCCTTTTTTCCAGCGCTCTTCTCTACCTTCTACATAGTCAATGAAGCATCTATAACAACAATCCCATTTCTTGTCGTATACTTCATCTTTTAGGGTACGGATTTGAGAATCGCAAGCCTTACAGTAAGTTTTGCTTTCTTTACTAAGTAGTCGTTTGGTGATAAAAAAGTCGCCCTGATCTATCTTCTCTTCGGAATGATTATTTTGAAGTTTCTCGGCAAGTTGTTGTGTTTGCTTCTTATAGTCCTGCTCTTTCTCGTCAGTCCAAGTAGATTGCGGAGTTTGGATTGCGTCATTGCCCCAGCGGTTCTTTACTGCTTTCTCAAGTTGTGCTATCTTATTTAGCTTCTCTTTATCAAGTGGTAACATTATAAAGTTTTTGTTTGGATTTCTTTACCAGATCTTCTATGTCTGGTGTAAGTTCTAGATCTTTTAGGTCTTCTTCGGTATACCATTTATGATCTTGGTGCTCATCTGGGTTTGTTTTTATTTCTCCCGAAAACTTATCTGTTGTAAAAAAACTTATACGATCTTTTACTTCATAAAGATAAGTGAGATCTTGGGGTTTTATGTCCAAGTTTGACTCTTCTTTGGCTTCTCGGCAAGTTCCCATGCGGAGGGCTTCACCTTCTTCTATGTGACCACCAACAAGACCCCACCGATTCGGCATCCAGTAGTCTGTAGCTGCTCTTTGGAGGAGAAGGAAGGTATCGGGATCTTTGAAGATCAATACATTACCAGAATACTTTGTATCCTTATTACTTTTTCCCACTGTAATGTGTATCACTTTTGGATGCTCAACATATCATCATAGGACTTCGTTTTCATTTCACCCAAATGATCAATGTATCCCTGCTTGCGAAGAATCTTGAATGCGATGTTTTCAGGAGAGTAAGCGCCTTCTCTTACCAGTCCTGCTTTTCTCATTTTCTTCAACTTCTCAAAAATGCGAGTGGAGTGCCTGAACGCCTCAACATACTTCCCTTCGCCGTGAAGAGCATCAACAATTTCTATTTGGTGTATAAGTACTTGTGCTTTCTTCATTGCCGCGGCGTAGTCAAAGTCTCCTTCAATTTTTTGTGAACGGCGAACCCAATCACCGCTGACCAAAGAATAAATCGGCCTAGATTGGTCATCGTACTGTTCATCAACGTCTTCAACATAAATCTCTACCTCATGTCCTAGAATGGTAATTTGATGTCTATCATTCCAAACCAATCTGCGAGAATTAAAAAGATCCCGCACCAAATCGCCGTCTTCATTAACTTTTTCGAAATCGACAACAAGATGGAGATCAATATCAGAATCAGGATGGTAGTTATAGCCTGCGAGGGATCCGGTAAAGTAAATGTCGGTAATCGCTCCAGGAGGGATGTTATGTTGTCTGGCAAATCCATATGCTATTCTTAGTAGTTTTCTTTTTATTTCTAGTTTTAGTTTTTCGCCTCTTTCCCAGACATTTCCGGATAGGGCATCATGTTGCTTGAAGAAGTCTTTGGATAAGATAGTGTTTCTTATCTTCTCTTTTTTCTCTTCGCGTTCTAATAGACGGTCTTCTTGTAGTTTATCATATTTTCCAACAGATTCAACAAAAATGTTCCAAGATTCTTTCAACATACTTTTTTACCTTCCTGATAAAGTCACGAGTGTTACGGTCAATACCACACCTGAAACCAACCCTACGGCGCCGGAAACAAAAGCAGTTCTTATCTTCTGCCTTCTTCCTCTTCTCTCGTACATTCTCGCATTTGCGTCAATAAGATCGGTATAAAATGCCTGTTCGGTTTCTATCTGCGTATTAAGAGCAGCAACGTCTATTTCGTGTTCTTCTTCCGCTAGGTCCAAGCGAGAGTTCATAACCGCCACTACTGCTTCGCATTCTAGTTGGCAGATCTCCACACTCTCATCACAAGTCGTGATAATCTCTGCGGCTTCTTCTTGTGTGAAACAGATCATATCCTGTCCCATTGCTGCTGTCGGCATAAACATTGCCAATAAGCAGATAACTGCTATTAGTTTATTCATCTTCTTCCTTCTTCACGCGATCGGCTCGGTGTCGTAAACCAAAGCGCTCTTCAAAGAGACGGGCGAGATCCTCAACGTCCTGGGCAACCAGTTCGTCTTTCTTTTCTTCGGTTTCTCGTTCCAACTCTTCTAGTTTTTCTTCTTTGGTCTCGTTGATCTCCTCAACTCTCCCTTCGTGGCTTTCGCGGGCTTCTTCTTTCTTCTCTTCCTTGGCTGCGTTCGCTGCGCGCACTTGTCGCATACGCCTTTCATAGCGCTCCTGGACTCTACGCAAGTTTTTGCGCAAGGAACTGGGATCTCCAACAAACATTAGACCTACCAAAAATACCCCTAAAATAAACGCCACATAGGCATAGTTCTTTTTTAGCCACATTAGAACTTTCGTCATTATTTCCTCAAACGTTCTACGGTGTCAATAACAGTTTGACCACCAATGTAAATAGAAGTAACGATAATCCAGTTATCCGCATCTAGGTTTGACGTAAAAGCCAATAAACCTGTCGCGGTTATCCAAGCAAGAAACTTCCTTGAAATAACTTTCTCCATACATCTATCTAACGCACCCTTTTGATCGGGTGTAGCACACTCACAATTTTCACAACTCATAATATCCTCCAGTTGGCTAATATAAATAGTTATACATTTACAAAAGCATACCCATTCTTTTTCTCAATAATAATCTCTGTATCTACAATATCTTTTAGTCCATCAAGGTGGGAAATAAGAAATACTGTATCAAACTGGGTCCTTGTCATTTCCAGGATTTTGATAAAGCCGTCCATGTTTTCTGTATCCAATGCTGTCGCTGGTTCGTCCATAATAAATATATTAGATTTGGGTAATGAAGATACATTCAGTAATGCTAAACGAATAGCAGTAGCAGCAATAGTTTTTTCTGCTCCCGAACCTAACTCGACTGGTCTTGCGTCGTATTTTGGATGTTTTAGGAAAATGTTTAGTTTATTACCGTCTTCCTCAAAGTAAATCTGGAAATCTACAACACCTTCCAGGATCTTTTCGATCTCGGCGTTAATTACTGGCAATAACTTCTTTGTTACCTCGTACGGAATACCATTCGGGTGGAAACACCGCATAAGATAAACATAAGTGGAGAACTCTTTTCTTGCTTTCTCCAACTTGGCCTTTTGTTGTCTTGCGTTTTTCAGTCGCTCTTCGGCGCCGGCTTCTTTTTTGAGACTTGCCAACAATGTATCTGTACAAGAGTCAATAGTTCTTTTCAGTTCAGAAGTTTCTGTATTTGTTTCTTTTAGTTTGCTCTTCACAACCTCAATAACTTTGATCTGTTCCTCAAACTCCTTGTAGATCTCTTTTTTCTTATTGAGAACCTCAACCATTTCTTTATTATGGATAATAGCATTCTCAACCATTTGTAATGAAGACTTGTTTGTGGAAATAGTATTCTCTAACTTCTGACGATCTTGTAAAACGATGTCAAAGTCAGCGAGAAGTTTATTTGCTTCCTCAATGCTCAATGCTTTTATTTGTTGTCTTACATTATCTTCATTACCTTTGAGGATGCGGATAGCCTGATCTACAACGTCATAAGACTCCATTGCTGAATGTGCGTCTTTGATAAACCTACATTGAGCATACTCTTCTCCACAAGGGACAGACTCCAAAAGCGCTTTCTTTGCTTGTATTTGCTCCCGCTCACTTTCTTTTTCCCGGATGCGAGAAGCGAGAGCATTTAGATCGTCGGCTTTTTCGAGATAAATCTCTCTCTTTTCACGGAGGGTATCAGCATCAAAGTCTTTGATAAAGTCATTGTATTCTTTTACTTTGCTCTCGGCATTGGAAATACTCTCGTGGAGGGCTGTTAGTTTATTTTGACTATTTCCAGCCTCGTTTTCATGAAGTAAAAGTCGTTCCTCTACTTCTGTAATATTTATGTCTATCTCGTTTCCAGAAGAAATCTGGAACTCGTAGTCTGCTTTTTGCTGGTTTAGTTTTTCCAGTTGTTTTTTCAGTCCTTCGCAGGTATGCTGTGCCTCACGGGCATTACTTTTTGCAGTGGCAACATTCTTGTTCTCTTTCTCGATCAATTGATCGTAGTTGGTTCCCTCTAAGTTCTTGATCTGAGCCTTTTTCAGTTGGGAAATCTCTTTGGCTTTCCTGAACTTCTGATCCAATACCTCCAAATCCAAGAACTTTGCCAGGATCTCCTTTCGCTTGGTGGTTCCTTCGTTGATAAAGTTCAGCGAGTTCATTTGAGACATCATAGAAGTCATTAGGAAGTCGTCTAATGAACCAAGATACTTACGAATGTTTGCGTCGGTCTCATTTCTGGTGGTGCCATTTAGGGAAGTTGTTTCTCCTGTGGCTTCGTCATGTACCGAAAAGTCAAGTTCCGTCTTTGCTTCTACCGACTCAACGCCGCGAAGACGTTTTGTATACTTCTTGCTGAAACGGCTGATAGTATAAGTTCTATCACCGATAGTGAAACTAACATCCCCAGAGCCATAGTCTTTATTCTGGTTGATAAGATCTACATTTTTTCTGACGTTCTTGGAAGAACTATTAAAGACTGTGTATAATAAACTGTCAATAATAGAGGACTTTCCTGAGTAGTTCTTACCAAAGATGCCAACAATACCCGAAAAGTTCTGGAAGTCGACTTTATTTTCAGAAGCATAGTTGAATAGGTTATCCCAGTTCAATGTAGATAAGTTCCATTCAATATTTCTTTTTGTCTCGTCGTCCTCACTCAAAAGGGTGATAATGTGTTCGTTTAGATCATAAACTTTTTGTAGTTGTTCTTCGGATAACTCGAATTCGTCCAAATACTCCTTCATTAGTTTTTGCTGAACACCAATGTCCCGCAGATTCATCCTTTCGCCGTGAGCAGAAGGAGAAGAACCTCTTTTCGTTGAGTATTTGTTCAGGAACGCAATAGATTCAGGTTTAAATTTCACACGAGCGTTGTCTGCGGCCCTTTTGAGCGTAGCAATGGGCAAGTTGTGCTCGGAAATGAGCCGCATACGGGATCCTTGTGGAACCCATTGCGCAGTTCCCTTCGGAAGTTTGCCTGTTTTCGTGAGATAAAGAGAAATAAAAGGTTTTGGGTTCTCTAAAACAATATGTTGAGAAGAAAAGGTGTTTTTATCCTCAATATCCCATAAAACATAGCCTTTATCGTTGCTCTCGCCAAAGTTCTGCTGAATAGTGGACCCAGGATACAGGGCGCGGCCTTCGTCGTCCAACTTTTGGTAGGTTTTATGAATGTCCCCGAGAAAAGCGAAGTCAAAATGCTGAAACTGGGCCATTGTTGTCTCACCTTCCAAAATCCAGCCAATGTCTGTTTCAGATCCGCGGACTGCTCCGTGATACAGAGCAATGTTGGTATAGTTCTGGTCAGGTTCTAGAACCCAGTTCTTTTTATTGTCAAAAACGCAAAGAGAATGAAGAACAATGTTATTTTCTAGCTCAACTTGCTGATAACCTTTGAGAAGATGTAGATCTGGGTGGTTTAGGTTGTTTATAATGGGCGAAATAGCGTCCTGACGAGCGGAGTTTTTGAGGTTGCCGTCATGATTACCCAATAATACATAAGTGGGCGCTATATCCGCAAGACTAGACAAGAACTCGGAGGCTAACTCAACGAACTCTGGTGAAATCTGTGTTTTTGTGTGCGCAATGTCGCCACAATGGACAATGTAGTCCGGTTTTTGTTCCTTTAGTTTCTCATAAAGTTGTGAAAATACAGCACGATACTCTTTTTGATATTTATAGTTTCGTATGTGTGTATCACTAATGTGTGCAAATCTCATTAAATTCCCTCCAATAGATTTCTTGCTGTTAGCTCGAACAAGTCCTGTGATTGGACTGGAACTGCTTTCTTCTTTCGCAACGTAAACTCGTTTTTAGGCATTGAACCTAAATCTTCAAACCCGCTAATGTCTATTTTATAGATTTCTAGCTCAAAGTCAAGTAAAAGACGCATTATTTTTAATTCTTTTTTGTAGGCATCGGGATCTAAAGCTAGATAAACGGTGCTATCGTGTTGTATAAGTTTCTTCAACAGGGCAGAGTTTTCAGTTAGGGTAGATCCAAGAATAGGTATTGAGTTTGGGCCACTTACGACCGCATCAAATACCCCTTCGGTAATAACAATGTCCTTATCCCAGTCGATAAACAACTCATTGAAAATAATATTTCTGCTGGCTTTCGGGTTTTTGTACTTCGGCCAAACTTTTTCAGTATATGATCTTGTTATGAAATAATTCAGTGAGCCATCGTCGGCAAAAGACGGCACCAACAGACGGCCCTCAAACTCACCAGAAGGGCAGAAGCCGATCTTCCAGTAGGCGATGTCGTATTTGTCCAACCCACGCCTTAGAAGATAGTTTAGGGGCCTTTTGAGGGACATTGGGGTGTTATTTTTGTGTAGAGGTTGATAATCTTTCGGGAGTTGTAAGATTTGTTGTAGTTCTTCCTCCCTGAACTGTGATAAGAGCTTCTCGTCAAACTCCGAAAAATCTATTTTCTTTGAGAAGCGATCCCATTCTTTTAGAAGGGACCAGTTCCCATACTTTTTCACCAGACGACGAATGTTTCGTCCAGATTCATCACAGACCCAACACTTCCAAGCGTTCTTTTCGAAGTTTAGAGAGAGTTTTGACTTGTGATGATTGCAAAAAGGACAATGAAATAAAAATTCACTGCCCGTTTTCATATAATGTCCCAGCGCTTGCTGAGCGATGTTTAACTTTTCTCGTTCATGCATACTAATCCTGCTTTTGCGACCACGAGGCTATCCGCTCGATCATACGTTCCAGGTCGAGGGTTGCCTTTAGGGGTGTATTCTATCACAAAAGAGGGCACCGTGTCAAGGATATGTGCTAGTACTTGTTGTTTCGCTGGAGTTCCTCTAACTACTTTTATTCCTGCTTTCTTTCTTGCTGAAGTGGCGGCAATGTATTCAGGCTCTATAGCGAACCGTCGATAAGCAAGCCAAGAGACAACGCCATTAAAACGAGAGAGAGTAGCCAGAGTTGCAGCAGAACTAAATCCTGTTCGAAAAGATTGCAAAGACTGCTCAATAAAGATCTGTACCGGTTGTTGATCCATCGCATCAAAGTATTCTAATACCTTTTCACTTTTTATAAAAAAGTTCCTGTGTTTTCTCAGATCGATGTGATCACACAAAATGATCTCACCATCCAAACTAATTAGTGTTACCCCGGTTATAGAGGTACTTATATCTAAACCTAATATCATTTAAATATTATATCATATAATATATTAGATATCAAGCTTAAGTTTAAAGGTAAAATCTCTTGATTCGAGCTTCTTCGTCGGCTGGGCCATTCTTGCTACACCAATAATATTCTCATTTTCATCGTAAAGAGCTATTTTTGATATATATGTTGTTTTCTCAAAAGATGCTGTCGTATCAGTATAAGATGCTGAAACTATGTTTTTTATTTTTCTATTTTCATCCTCAGAAAAAACACGATCCGCGACGTAGCTTGATGTATTTCTAGTATCGATATCAATATAAGATGGATTGTTGGAAAAATTAAGTTTACCCCTTGGGGCTCGGGCTAACATTGTAACAACCTGAGTCTCGGTTTGTCCTTTAAACTTCAAATTAAAAGTAGTCCCTGTTATAACACTAAATCCGCTAGTCCCGTTAAAATAATTAGGTTTAGCATTAGTAAGAGCAATTAATTTATCAGATTCCTTGTTTATACTTCGCCTCTTGGGACCACTCCCGCTAGCCCCAGCAGCAAAGTATTTCCACTTAAAATCTAAATCGGAGCCACCCTCAAATTTATCACTGATGGCGGTCATTGACCAGGATCCAGTCAGACTTATAAACCCCTCACCATAAAGCACAACGCCGGCGACCGACCCTGAACCATTAGCACTTCCAGTTGGGAGCACCTGGACTAGCTCTCCATTTCCCTTTGAATCTTTTAATTGTGCTGTCAGAATACCAGATCGATAAACATTTAATTCCACAGATTTTTTTCTTATGCGGCTGCCATAAAAAATACTTGGAATACTTATAATGTTAATATCTTGAGTGGATTTGTCTCCAAGGGAAGAGGAA